TCGATGACAAGGTCGATCAGGTTGTCCAGGATCTCAAAGGAGAGGTCGGAGCCGTTCGGGCCCGTGTCAACCTTCTGGCTGTTCGGGGTCAGGACCAGGAGACCGGCGAACTCGTCATTGGTGCCGGTACCATTGATGAGCATGTCCTGGTACTTGCGCGCAACGCTCTTGGCCTTGGACGCGACCTGGATGGCTCGCTGGTCGTTGATGTTCGAGCGGGTGGCCTGGATGAGGCCGTTGACCTCAGCGTCGCCGATGATCGTGGTGAGCGAGACGGTCACCTGATCGAACGTCGCCGGGTTCTTGGCGGTGATGGTGTCGTCGACACCCGCCACCTGGACATCGCCCAGCACCAGCTCGCGGTTGTAGGCGAGCGCGTTACCCTCGATGCCGTCGAACGGCAGCAGCTCGAAGATCGGGTTGACGCTGACGATGCTCTCGATGACGCCAGCGACAAGCTCGTCCTGGCTGAGCTTGGCCGACTCAGAAAGGGTCACAGAAGCCATTTAAGTCGCTCCATGAGATAGCAGTTGTATCTACCACCCCTGGGCAGATCACCTGCGCTCCATGGGCCGACCGGATCACCCTGCAGCCCCTCGGGGTTGTATATGCATAACCGATTGGGTCGGCGCCGTCAAGCGCCGACCCAATAACGTTCAGCGGCCCAGACGGTCGAGGCCGCGAGCGATCTTGCTCACGGCAGAGCCCGGGGGCTGCGGCTGCGGGATGGTGCCATTGGCGCGCTGGGCGCCCGGGGCCGCACCGCCTCCACTGGGCGCGTCGCTCTCGAACAGGCGGCCGTACACCTCGTTGCTCTTGAGCTCCTTGACGAGGTCGTGCGGCGTGAGCGGCTGGCCCGTGGTCGGGCTCACCCGCACATCGCCGTCCCGGTCGACAACCACAACCTGGTAGCCGTCATCCTTCTTGACCGCGCGCAGCGAGCCCACCACGAAGGGCTTGACCAGATCGGGGATGCCCTTCTCGGCAACGATGGCCTGGACGGCCTGGGCCTCGACAATGTAACGGTCCACGGCCCGCAGGGCCTCGTCGCGCTCGCGCTGGGCGGCCTCCAGTTCCTTCTGGAAGGCGGCCTTGGCCTCGCTGCGAACCTTGTCAATCTCCACCTTCTGGCCCTTGAGGGACTCATATTCCGCGAGGCGGGCCGCCACCGTTTCGGCGATGGCCTGCGGAGTGTCGCCGTATTCCTTGAGCGGGCTCAGATCAAGCGACGCCTTGACGTCCTTGACCTCCTTCCGCAGCGCCGCGTTGGCGGTATTGAGGCCGTCGATGGCCTTCGTGACACTCGCAAGCTCGGGATTGAGCTTGTAGCGATCACCGTCCTGCACGTAGAGCGGCCGGAAGTCTTCCGGGACGATGGAGAGGTCGTCAACCTCGGGATTTGCCGCAAGTTTCCACATGGAATCACTCCAAAGTTGTGGGGATCACCCCCGTCTGCGCCGTCGCGTCACGCCGACGGCTGCTCCGGCGGTCGCCCGCCGTTGCCTGCGCCCCCTGCGGGCGCCTGCCCTGTTGCCTTCCGTGGCTCCGGGAGGGTTTCGCGCTCGCGGCGCATCTGATCGATGTCCGCGTCAGCGTCGTAGTCGCTGGAGAGGAGCCCGCGCCGCTGCATCTCCTTGATCCACTGCTGCCGAGAGATGTCGCCCCGGTTGCGGGCGTTGGCAAGCTCAGCCAGATCGGCGCTCTCAAAGCCCTGCGGCCCGAAGTCCTCGTTGATCCACACGCTGCCGCCAGCGTCGTCGCCAAGCCCGAGCCAACGAGCGGTGTACTGCAGGGCCGTCTCCATGGCGTCGCGGAAGGAGATGGTCATGACCTGCAGGGGAGACAGCATCGAGCGCCGCGCGTTGACGGCCGGAGTGGCGACGTAGGTGGCGACACCCGGGCGCAGATACTCGGCGCCATACATCGCCATCTGCTCAAGCAGCGTCTGGAGGTCCTTGGCGCCCTCGCCGATGGCGGCACCGGTGGACTCAACATAGTAGAAGCGGCCCTGCGGGTCGCTGGCCCAGAGGACCTTATTGGGACCCACCTGGATGTCGGTGCCGCCGCCCGTTCCCTCGCTGTCGGCGCCGGAGACAGCCAGCATCGGGAAGCGCGACACGCTCAGGATGTTGCGCTGATCGGTGTAGCTCTGCCAGTGACACACGTTCATGAACGCGAGGTCAAGCAGCGGCGGCTTCGCCAGCATGAAGGCCTGGCGGTCGGTGTAGAAGGTGACCAGCGGCACCTCCTTCAGCGTCGTCTCGCCCTCCTCGGCCAGCACCCACTTGTCATCGCCCGGCCGCGCGTTCTCGTCGGGCACCCACACCTGCCAGCGGCCGGGCTCGCGGACCTGGATGCGGCGCACGATCCGCTCACCGAAGCCCACCCGCTCCACCAGCGTCTCATAGAAGCGCAGGTGGGTGATGACCTCGCGCCCGTTGATCACCTCAGCGTAGGCCGCAATCACGTCCTCCGGCTGGATGAGCAGCCAGTAGGGACGCAGCCTCTGGGCCCGGTCGTCAGCAAGGGTGCGCGGACGGTCGCCGACGCGCGGGAACTCCACCAGGACGTGGGCGAAACCCTTGGCCAAACCCTCCCGGAACCATTTCCGGGCAAACACGTCGATGTGCGTTCCGCACAGGTCGATGTCCTCGGCCAGCGCCCTGATCTCCTCGGGCACGTCCGGCTCCAGCCGGATTGGCTGGGCGAACGGGAAGCCCACGAGCGTATCCAGGGTCATCTCAAGCGCATTGACGAGGACACCCTGGTTGCGGCGCCTTTCCCAGTTGTCATGCGTCTCGGCGGCATGCTTGGGCAGGAAAGCCTCACCCGCCGCGCGCATCGTCTCGGTGCCGCCAAGCACCGTGTTGATGAGGGTCCAACGAGGCTCCATCACCGCATACTGCATGAAGCGGTTGCTGGGCTGAACCTCCTCCGTCTGGCCCGAGGGCGCGCGCGGGGTCACGCCCGCCGGCTGGGAAGTGTACGATGTCTCAAGCTTCGCCATCAGAAGCCCTTCTGGCCAACACTGCGCCGCATCCGGCGCACCCTGTATCTCAACTCGTCCCCGATGTGGTCCTCAGCGTCCGTGTGGACGTCATCGGGGTTCTTGTCGTCCCGGGGCAGCACGGGCACNGTCTCGATGAACTGGGTACAGTCCTCCGTGACCCAGAGGCCCGGCCGATCNGGGGCCCCNACCTTGNCAGCCTGCAGGCGCTCACGGATCATCTGCCAGCCCTGGCTCCGGCTGCCCGGGTCCTTCGCCGCGCGCTCCCACCGGACGCCCTGGCTGCGCATCGCCTCAGCGATGTTTGGTGAGCCAGGACGCGGGTCAAAGATAGACGTGTCCGCCGGCCCCGGCAAGACGCGCCCAACTATTCCCATACGGCGCTCACGCAGGATGATGCCCTGAGCAATGTCCGTCGGGGGCATGTTCAGGCCCTCGTTGCGCTTGCCGGTGAAGCCGTACCACTCCGCGAAGCGCACCAGGTCACCACGCACATGCCCAATCACACGGCCGTCCGGCAGCGTCATGGGCTCGCCATTGCTCTCGGCATACCATCCCACGCTGAACGGGCGGCTCTGGCCGTAGTCGAAGGCCCGATCAATGCGCCAGCCCGACGGGATATTCCGGGGGTCGATCCGTGGGATGACGTGCAACTGCCCATCCCACAGATCGTCGAACATGCCGCCCGACGTGATGTCCCAGCTGCCCTCCAGCCAGGCGCGCAGCTCGTTCGGATTGCGCGCCGACATGCGTAGGCGGTTGATGTAGTCCGGGTCCGCGTCGAGCAGCACCCGGTTCTCCATCAGGTGGCCGTGGATGGCGACGCGCGGCGGCTCGGGCGAGCCATCCGGCCCAACGGCATCGACGATGACGCGCGAGCGCCCGTGGGGCAGCCGGAAGCGCGCCTTGACCCAATTGTGGCCGACGCCATACGGGTTGGTGGTGGCCCGATACTTCCTCGGGATGCCGGGCACCGTCGAGCGGCAGCACGACATCATCATCCGGTAGCCCTCGTCAGTCGGCCAGGTCGTCAGCTCCTCCCACCCGATGAAAGGGTAGGCGTGGCCGTGATAGTTCCAGTAGTCGTTGGGCCGGTCGAACTGCCGGAACAGCAGCTGCTCACCGTCCGGGAACGTCCACGTGGACTTGGCCTGGTTGTACTGAGCCGCATCGCCCCAAATCAGGCGAAACCACTTCTGGGACTTGGCGATAAGGTCCGCCAGCTGTGGATAGGACTGGCGGAAGATGACGCCGCGCCACTCCGGCCCGAAGCCCTGGCCGACGTGCTGGGCGAAGTCCATGAGCAACGCGTCCGTCTTGCCCGGGCCGCGCGTGCCCTCGTACAGTACCTCAAAGACGGGGCAGCTCAGGAACGCCGTCTGCGAGCCGGGCTGCGGCACCCACACGGGTTTCCCTGCAGGCTTTGAAGCCCCAACCCAACCCGGCGGCACGTTCTCGTGGTGTCGCGGCGAGCCGCCCATCATGATCTCTTCTCCCCTCGGCCGCTGTCGGACTGTCATGTCCGCTCAACTCCAGGTCAACCTCGCACCTCCGGGTCAGTCGCGCGGGAGCATAGCGCTGGTTGGGTGAGCAGTCTAGTCATGACTGGGCAAAACGGACACAGTCACTTGTAGTCGTCGCCCATCAGTTCGTCATCATCGCCACCCGGGCCAGCTCCTCGCTGGTGCGCCGGTCGTCAGGATAGATGCGAAGACACAGCGGACAATGCTCCGGCTCGCCCTTGCAGGCCAGCTCCTCATTGTCGTCGGGCGTCGTGCGCAGCAGGATGTCCACAGAGCCCAGGTCGTCGCCCACCCAGCCCGCCGGATTGCGGCAGACGAACACAACTCCGTCCTCCTCGATCTCCTCGCGCGCAACCGAGATTGCAGTCACCAGGTCATCATAGTGCATCATCTCGTGCTCCAGCGGCTGATTCTGCCTGGGGAGAGAACAGAGAGGCCCAAGAACTTCCGTCCTTGGGCCCCCTGGGTCACTTCGTCCGCGTCTTGTCCTGCTTGATGCGGGTCATATTACCGCCCTTCTTGGCGGTAGACAGCGTCAGCTTGGTCGCCATGGCAGCCTCCGGCAGTGTTAGCGGCTGGAATCATAGCTCAACCCAACTCCGGGAGTCAATCCTGTGTGTGGTGTGCGGGCCGGATTGAAGGCCCGGGGTGTGAGAAAGGTGTGGGGTGTGTCCCGGTTGTGTGTTTTTGTGTGTTTTTGTGTGTTTTTGTGTGTTTTTGTGTGTTTGTGTGTTTTTGTGTGGTGGGTACTGTGTC